AATCCCAGATAATAACGAGATGGAAGGAGAAATTCAAATTAATAATGAAGACCATACAATTGGTAACTTATTATCAAATGGTTTACAAAATAATAAAAATGTTCAATTTGCAGGATACCATATGCCTCACCCTTTAGAGACTCGTGTAATAATTAGTTATAAATTAAAGTCAGGTAAGTTTAAAGAAATTTTGAAAAATATAATTGAAGATTTTATCGGTATCTTTGAAAAGATAGATAAATTAATTACATCTAAGGTTTAAATTATTTTAAAACAACATTATTGATAATTTCTTTTTGAACACATTTACTTAAATATAATATTTCTCTCCATATGTCCTCAATAATGACATCATCAAGAATTTTTTTATCCTTAAGATTCTTGATAATTTCTTTCTCTCTATTTGGATCATAGACATCAATTTCTTTATTTTCTTTTTTAAATAAGGCAATTGATTTTGCAATATCAAATCTTTCTTTTAATAAGACTAATATTTTATTATCTATAATATCTATTTCTTCCCTTAGATTTTGCATTATGTATATAGGAAATATACATAATATAAAAATTATTCATTTTTTTATCAATTTATTCATTGTCCTCTGTTTCAACCTCTTCGTTATCCATTTGTAATTGGTTTGATGTGGATTGTTCAAATTGTTGATTTCTTTTAGGGACCTCAATAAATGCTACATAGTTCTTATTGAAATTAGGAAGATTTTCAGCTTTAAATGCAGCTTCCTTATTTTCTAATTTAGGTAAAATATTTACAAATATTTTTTTATCACCTTTTAATGGGATTAAAAAATGAGGAATTACTCCTTGGAATCCAGCGATAAATGCCTTGTAATGATAACCATTATCACCAAAAATTTCAATGTCAAAACCAGAAATCAGTTCATCTACTATGATATTGGGAATATTAATTGCTAAAAAATTATACATAATACTTACTTGTTTAGTTTTTCTGTTTAAACTTTTATCTAAATATTCTTGATCTTCGTTGATTTTTCTTTGTGTAAAAAAATATTCAATATTTCCGAAAGTTTTATTTTGGTTGCTTAATTTATGAAATGCTTCGTCAATTTCTGCCATTACTTACTATATTAATTTATTCTTAAGTAGATTTATTTAAGAATAATAATATATTTTGTTTAATTAGTTTTATTAAAATGAAATTATCCAAATAGACCACCGGTTTCTTGTATTTAAATTATCTGAATACTATTCTGCCAATAGTCCAAGTGTTATCCTGCCAAGCTCTTCCTCCAGCATCTCCCAAATCTTTATATACTGCTCTACCTTCATTAGTAGCTTGAATACTAAAAGCTCTACCTTGTCTAAGATAATTATTTTTTATATCATCAATTTCTGCTAAAATATTTCTACCTTTTACTGTTACATCACCTCCTGGATGTAATCTTGTGCCATTACCATGAGTGTTATGCATACAGAAACTATTGTCACCTCCATTTAATGATCTTAAACAAGACCAACCGTTACCACCTTCGTTACCCCATTGAAATCCTGTTGCACCAGCACCACCAAATTTTATTAATCCATTAGAAACAATATCAGAAGTAGCAGCTATACCTGCTTTACAAGTAATTGCATCAGATGTTATACCTCCTGTTGTTATACCAGCTGATGTAAGACTACCTGAAGATACTAACTCTCCTTTAATGGTTAAATTACCAGGAACAGTTGCACCACCATCTAATAATTTTCTAGCTAATTGTGCTAATGTATTAATTGAATTTGTATCATCAACACCAGTCATAGATTGTTCTTCTCCAGCGAATTTTTCAATATCTTTTGATTCTAATAAATATAATTTAAACAATATTATTATTAATAATATGATAGTAAAAATTTTAAAATAATCCATATTACAATATAATTGAAATAAAATGTTAATAAAGTAAAATTAAATATAATTAAACTTGTAAAAATCTCATTGTTTCCCAATCTTGAACTGCACCTACCCAACCACCTCTATCTGATAAAATTCCACCTCTATTTGATTGTATACCATATTTTCTATCTTTTCTAATACAATTATTTTTCAAATCATCAATTTCAGCAAAAATATTTCTACCATTAATAGTACTATCATTAGTCCATAATTTACCTGCTGCAAAACCACCTGCATATTTTGTAGGATCAGCTGGATTTACCATTCTCAACCAATCATCATTTGCCATACCATCACCTGCACCACTTAATCTAAATTTAGTTCCCAAATTAAGAGGACCATCAGATATTATGGTACCAGCTTTCACAGTACCAAGAATAGTAACATTACCATTATCAAAAACATCCATTGTAGGACTTTTATCATCTTTTTGAAAACGCAAACGCCATCCAGTACCATCACCAAATTGAAATTTATATGCATCTGGTGAAGCTGAACCACTTAATATACTTAAAGGCATAGTTGTACCTTTAAAATTTAAATTACCAGGAATAGTTAAGCCACCATCTAATAATTTTCTAGCTAATTGTGCTAATGTATTAATTGAATTTTTATCATCAACACCTCCTATATCTTGTTCGCCATCAGCAAATCTTTCTATATCTCTTAATTCTGATAAGTATAATTTATACAATATTACAATCATAAATATGATAGTAAAAATTTTAAAATAATCCATATTATTATAATGGATATAAAATTAAAAAACAAATATTTTTTTTTTAAATATAATTTAAATATTGCTTCTAAAATATGCGAAAGTAAAACTAAAGATGAATTAAAAAATAAAATGAAAGGTAAAAAAATAGATGGTGATATATTGTTAATGAAATTTCAAAAGAAAAAAGAATGGTCTCCTACAACTAAAATACCAGTAAGTATGTTAGGTGGTCCTATAAAAGTATTATTTGAGTTTTATGATATAACAGATAAAGGGGTTTTAAAAAAGAAGGAAGATGAAAGATCAGTTCAATTCATTTATTATACATATGATTATTATTTAGAACATAAAATTAATTCAGATGATTTATTAAAATTAGCAAAATTAGTATTTGAAAATAAATTAGAGAAAAGGTTGATGGCACCAAAATTAATAACGCAAATTAATAAAATTAAATAAAAATGATATAAAAAAATATAGAATTATATAATTTAAATGGAATATATTTATGTATTAAAATGTCAAAAGGATAAATACTTTATTGGTAAAACATATAATGTACAGATAGATTATAATGAACATTTAGATGGTACATTTTGTGATTTTACTAAAGAATATAAACCTTGTGATATTGAAACAATTTTTGAAGTTATTCCAGAAATTTCATTAGAATTAGTTATATCAAAATATATAAATAAATATGATAAAAAAAATATTTGTTTTATTGAAACAGATTTGAAACAAGTAAAAAAAATGTTGAAAGAAAATAATAGTAGTTGTGTTTGTTCATCATCTGAACATTTTTTGGATAAGTGTTCAAACAATTTAAAAGATGATTTTTGGTCAAAGATGTTTAATAAAATGGTTAAAAAAATGGTTAAAAATTGTAATGATTCAAATATATGTTGTAGATGTGGGCGCTTTGGACATTTTATGGATCAATGTTATGCTAAAAAACACGCAGATGGTTTTGACTTAAGTGATGATTATGAGGAGGACGATATTGATTTTAAATAAAAATTGTTAAAATAACTGAGTATGAATTAAAATATTAATCTCTAAATATATAATGAAAGAAATTATTATATTTACAGATGGTGCAACACCAAATAATGCTAATAAAGGTCATAGAAAAGGAGGTATTGGTGTTTTCTTTGGAAAGGATGACCCAAGAAATATTTCTTATGGTATTGTTGAAACAGATAAATTAAAAGTAACAAATCAAGTTTGTGAATTAACAGCTTGTGTCCGTGCATTAGAAAAGATTATATCATCAGAGAAAGTAATGGGTAAACAAATTATTATTTATACTGATTCTATGTATATTGTAAACACTATTGCAAACTGGGCAACTGGATGGGAAAAGAATGGATGGAAAAGAGATACTGGACCTATATCAAATTTAGAATTAATAAAAAAAGTATTTTATATGTCAATAAATATGGGAGTTATTTATAGACACGTTTCTGCACATAAAGCTGAACCAGAAGATAAAGATTCAAATGAATGGAAATTATGGTATGGGAATGATATGGCAGATAAATTAGCAACAGATGGTGCAAAAAAAGTTAAAGATAATAAATAAAACGGTACTTATAAACAATATTCAGAATTACAATCAGAACATTTAATTTTCCAAGTCCTATTTTTAATATCACGAATCATTTCAGTATGTGATTTACTACATATCTTACAAATAATATACTGATTGATATATTTAACCATAATATTACATATTTTTTTATTCATATTTGTTAAATTTGTTTTTCCATCGTGAATAATTAAACCTTCTTTCTTTTTACCAAAATTATTGGTAAAAGAATACCAATCAATTTGAATTTTTTGTTCGATTTCATTTCTAATAAAATCAAACAAGTGATCTTTTTCAGTATGTGTAATTTTAAGAAAATCATCTATATTTGTCCATATACAACGTGTTGTACTTTTTTCAATTTCTGGTTTAGGTAAAATTAGTGTATTTGTTTGGGTAGTATGAGAATCTAGTTCTTTATAAACATCATTTAACATTGTATTAAAGTTCATTAAATAAATAATAATTAATTAATGAAGATTATATTCAATTTTTTTATTTTATTTTCTTCCACGACTTGCATGACGAGTGAATCCTCCGCTGTTTACTCTTCCTCCTCTATAACCTCTTCTTTTTCTTTCATAATTTCTAGCACCTGTATGACTACCTCCATAACCATCACTATGTTTATAAGAAATAGGATTATCAATATATTGAGCCCTATTTCGATAATAACCACTACCGCCACCAGAACTCCAAAAAAATGGATACCAATTTGAAGGATACCACTTTCCACTATACCAAACACCGTAATAATATTCACTTTCAGAATTTATAAATAATTCACCTTTAGAATTTACATCTTGTTTTATTAAAAGTAAATAAATTAAATATAAAAGTATTATTATTAAAATTATTATTATTAATTGCTTCATTATAATAATTTAGATATATTTTTAAATTTTATTTATGATTAGGTTTTACTGGTCTTAGAGTATTATTTGAACTTTGTAATTTATATCTTAACGCTGATGCATTTCTTTTTAAAGTATTAATATTTCCAGATATTTTTTTACGTATTTTATTAGGTATATTAGATATTTTTTGTTTTATACTTGAAATTTTCTTGCCTCCATAACTTAAATTATCTTTATTATTTCTATGATTTCTTCTATGACGATGTTTAAAAGGACGATGTCTTCTATGGTGATGATTTGTATAGTAACCTCCGCCACTTCCAGAACCCCAGAAATAAGGATACCAATTATCATAATACCAACTATAAAATGGTCTTACTAATACATAGCCAATACTATTTGTGTTATCAGTTGGTTCATTATTTAAATTAGAGTTATTGTAAGAATTATTGTAAGAATTATTTTTTGACATTATAGAAAAAATTAAATATATTATTATTACAGAAAAAATTATAATAATTAAATCTTTCATTATATTTATGATAGATTTAATTTCAGATAGATTAAATTAGAAATATATTAAATTTTTAAAGACCTCTACTTGATCTTGTATTTGTACAACTTACTGCACTCTTGGAACCAACAATTAAATCTCTTAATTTTTCATTTCCATTTTTAGGTCCATATACTATATTTCCAGATGTTACTGTACCATCTGCATCTGGTGCAAAAACAGCATTACCGCGAGAATCTGAAGCAGTATTAGAGGGTGATTCTACTTTATTTTGAAAATTAAAAGGATATCCATAAACATTTAATCTATTTACAATTGAATAAAATTTATCCCAAGGTTGGAAAATACATTTAGCATTTTTAAAGCAAGAATCATATACTACTTCATTTAAATCCGTCATATTTTCAATATTAAGAACTTTATCTACAGGTCTAATTTTATTTAAATCTTTCATAATTTTATCTAAATTTGTTCCAATTGATGTTACTATAATAATTTCATTAGAACTATCTTGTAACATTTTCTTCAACATTAATAATGATTTTGCATCTGTGTGATCAAAGAAAAAGTAAATTTTTTGTGTTTTATTTAAATATAAATTTGATATTACAAATAAAGTTGTTATAAATATCAAAATTAAATATTCGATTTTTTCCATTATAATATTTTATATTTTAATTTTTGGTAAATTTAAATTAAAAAGAAAATCCTTTTATAGATTATTATATATGAAGATTTTTTTAATTAGACACGGATATGCTAAACATAATTATGGTTATGATAATTTCGGTGATAAAGTATTTTATGATCCAGCTTATTTTGACCCTGAACTAATGCCAAAAGGATATCAACAAGCACAAGAAGCTGGTAAAAAATTAGTTAATATTAACTTTAAACAAATTTATTGTTCTCCTTTGAAAAGATGTATTGAAACTATAGATAATTTATTATCTACTAGTAAAATTATAACAGACACAGTATATCGAACATCTAAAAATGAATTTATAAATTTAGATGATAGATTAATGGAACCACAAGGAGATCATATATGTAATAAAAGACATGAAAAAGTAGAAATACAAAAATATGTATCAAAATTTAATAAAATGTTTGATTTAATAAATGTATCATTGAATTATGAATTTAATAATGAAAGTGAAATAGATATTAATAATAGAATTAAATCATTTATATCAGATATCAAAACAACTCATAATAATGATGATAATATATTAATTGTAACACATCACGATTGGTTAAAATATTTTTTTAAAATATTTACTGGTAAAGAGGTTTCATTTAATAATTGTGAAATTAGAGTAATAGAAATGAATTAAACATAAATAAAAAAATTGACATCAAATAGATAATTGCAGCAATTTCTTTATTTTTTAAATAAATTTAAAAAATAAAAAAATTGACATCAAATAGATAATTGCAGCAATTTCTTTATTTTTTAAATAAATTTAAAAAATAAAAAAATTGAAAATTATTTATTGTATATATGTAATTCTTTATTTATGCCCCCTATTGTTATAATCCCTATCTTTTCTAAAAATTACGAATTTGGTGCAAATATTTTTATGAATCTAATTCAAGATGAATATGATATTACTATTGATTCTGATTTTGATAATTCAATAAGTGATAGAATTGACAAATATAATAATTATGTTATAATTCAAGTTGATTCAACTTTTGTATATGTAAATAATGAAAAAAATGATATTTCTGAATTTAGTAATAATTTTAGAAATATTTTAAGAAAAGCTTTCAATGGATAATTTAATTTAACCTTTTCAATTCTTCTAAATGAGGTCTAATATAAGTTCCTAATGATATTGTAAATGGATTTTTCTCATCATATACATATTTAGAAGTGGGTTGTTCTTCTTTTATCCATTCAGATAAAACATAAGCTGCTAATAGATTTATATATTCTTCATTTGTATTATATTTTGCTGTTAAATTACTAAGTAAAAGTTCGCGTACATTTGGTTTAGAAAGCCAAGACATTAAAAATTTTGTTCTTTCTTCAGAGTTGTTAATTATTTTTTTTATAAAAAGATAAATTTCAAAAATAATATCTTCACCAATAGTATTTCTAACACTATTTTTAATTGCTTCAAGATCTGGTTTTTGTTTTAATTTTGTTCCGAAAGAAATTTTACGCCAAGAACCTGGATTTCCAGCTCTTCCAGCACGACCTCTAGCCTGACCTAAAATTCTTTCTTCGTCAGAATCAAACCCAACGATTACATGAAGACCTTTTGGTGCTAGTTTATCATCATATTGATAGTCACTTCCTCTACCTCCTAAATTAGTAGTAATAATAATTCTCTCTGGTTTTAATATCTCTTCAAGAAGATGTTTATCTGTGGAAGATTCGTATATTGATGGTTTATATGATTTTGATATGAGAAAATTATAAACATTTCTAGCACGTTCTGGATTTTCAACAATTATTAAAATTGGTTGTGTTTTACGTTCACTTAATTCTTTTAAAATAAATATATTCCATATATCTACTGTTTTTAAATCAAAACCAGGTTTCATTTCTTCAAGTTGTGGTACTGCGAATTCTGGTAAGATAACAGGAGGTTTATCAATTCTCCAAACTTTTTTCTGAAAATCAATTGTATCTTTATCTAATCCAACGGTTCCCGATAATCCAAATATTAATTCAGCATTTCTTATATATCTAAATAATGAATATGACCTAACTGAAATTGTAGGTTCAGTAAAAATACCTTTAAAATGTTTATATTCTAACAACTCTTGAATTCCATGACTATATTTCATATTACTGATTATTTGTCCAGTACCAATATCTAAATATTGAATAGCACCCATAAAAAGTAAACCATATACTTGTTCTTTATTTTTATGATGTATATCTTGAAATATATTCATTATTCTATTATAACGTGATTTTGATTCAGGTGGTAGTAAATGAGATGGAACAGACCAAGTTTGTATAATTAATTTAAGTGTACTTAACGCTTTATCATTATTATAATTTTGATGAAAAAATTGCATTGAAGAAATTAAGCTCTTAATATTTATTGCCGGATGATCTGTTTTAAAAATTTCTATTTCATCAAATAAACTTTTTTTCAAAATATAATTAACTCCATCACGATAATTACTTTCAGGATGAAATATAATCATTGCATTTTTAATCCAAGTATTTTTTTCCATATTCCATCTATTAATAAATTTATAATAATTTTTTGTTATCCATTCATCATTTCTTTCGGTAATTACTTTAATCATATCTTTGATTGTATATTTATCGAAAAAATTTTTATAATAATCAATAACATCATTAGATATTTTCATAAATACATTTTTTATTATATCTTTATCTGAATCGGGATCAGATGTTAAAACACGACCCATAGCACCATCTACAAGATGACTATCTGATTCATCTAATATAATTGTTCGACGTACTTTAGTATCTAAAAGTTGTCTGGGTATAGCTAAATCACTTGCTTCTTTTAAAGCTTGTTGTTCAAAATCAAAAGGTGTTCCATAAATAATATCTTCTGAACTACCTGCTTCATAAATTCCACGAACCTTAACACCATATGCATCAAAAAGTTTCTTATTGGAAATACGACCATCTGTTGCAAGATCATCTGTAGCAGTAATTACATGTACAGCCATAGGTCTAGTGTCATTAGAATTGAATGGTGTTTTTAATCTTTTTTGAAGAATTGCTATCATTGCTACAATTAAAGATTTACCTTGTCCTGTACCTGCTTGAAGAAGAGTATTTTTCCCTTCAAAAAATTGTAAAACAGCAATTAATTGATTTTCTCTAGGATATTTTCCACTAGTTGTACAGACCATTAAAGCTATTTTTGCAATTTCACGAAGTATAACTTCATCATTATTTTGCAAGAAATTATGAGGTGGTTTTATTCTTTCACCATATTTTACATATTGTTGGATAATTTCTAGTTGTTTGTCAAGCATATTACCTTCTGCTTCATTAATTGAATTTTTACTTTTTAAATAGTCTATTAATTCTGTACGAGTTCTAATTCTAATTAACGAAGGTTTAGGTGATTTACCAATACAAGATTTATATATTGTAAAATCAGAATCAATACCACCTAATTGATTTTTCAAATTTAAATATTTTTTTTTATATCGTATATAATTTTTATAACTCATTAAAAAATATGATAAAATAAAAATTGACTACAAATATCATTATTTTAAATATTTATAATTTAATGTCCAGATTTTTGTATCCTCATACTTGGAAAATATCAGATAAGATTGAAGTAATTATTAACACATATAAACATATTGAAGATGGAGCACGTTTATTAGATACGAATGTTTCATTAATTGGAAGAATTATTTTGAAGAGACCATCTAGTAAGAAATTAAATTTTTATACAATTATTATAGATGGCATAGAATTTCAAATTATTTCCGATTTAAACTCTTTTACATTAGAAAAAGATTATTATGAAATACACGACCAAACAAAATTAGGTGATGTTGTTGGAGTTAGTGGATATATTGGAAAAGGAAAAAGAGGTGAGTTATCTATTTTTCCAAGGGAGATGGTAATTTTATCTCCTTGTATTCCTGAAATTCCAACCAAGTCAGGTTTAGAAGACAAAGAGTTAAGATATTCTAACAGATATATTGATTTGATTGTTAATAAAGATATTAGACCAATTTTTATTAAGCGTCATAAAATTATAAAATTTTTACGTGATTATCTTTGTGATAAAGATTTTATAGAAGTTGAAACACCAGTATTATCTAATATGGCTGGTGGAGCAGCAGCTAAACCATTCAAAACTTATTTGAATGCAATGAAACAAGAAATGACTATGCGTATTGCACCTGAATTATTTTTAAAGCAACTTGTTATTGGTGGATTATCCAAAGTATTTGAAATTGGTAAACAATTTAGAAATGAAGATTTTGATACTACCCATAATCCCGAATTTACTTCTTGTGAATTATATGAAGTTGGTGCAGATTATTATTCTTTAATGGATATGACAGAAGATTTACTTTGTAAAATGTCAACGACTATTAATGGAACTACAAAAATAAAATGGTTTAATCAAGATATTGATTTAAATGCACCATATCCTCGACTTGATGTAATGGATACATTAGAAAATCAAATTAAGATTAAATTAAATAATCCTGATTTCAAGTTACCGGATATTGACTTGGATAATGCAACTGAAGAATATATAAAATTAAAAGAATTATTAGAAGTTAAAATTTCACCTCCTCATACTCTAAATAGATTAGTAGATGGGTTAATTGGTGAATTTGTAGAAGTATTATGTATCAATCCAACATTTTTAATTAATCAACCACAAATTATGTCTCCTTTAGCAAAACCTCACAGAGAATTAAAAGGAAAGACAGAAAGATTTGAATTATTTATTAATAAGAAAGAATTTTGTAATGCATATACTGAATTAAATGATCCAAAAGTTCAAAAGAAAATTTTTGAGGATATTGCTAAACAAAAGAAAGATGGTGATGATGAAATTCCACCATCTGATGATAATTTTATAAAAGCATTAGAATATGGTTTACCACCAACAGGAGGTTGGGGATTAGGAATAGATAGATTAGTTATGCTTTTAACAGAACAAGATTCAATTAGAGAGGTCATTTTATTTCCAACAAGAAAAAGTTAAAACAAAAAAAAATTGAAAATTTTTTTATTTATTAAATATTATAATATTTAATGTCATTCAAACAAGATTTTTACTCATATACTAATCAATTTATTGAAGCTGAAGAACCCTGGGAAGTTGTATCACGTTCAAAGAGAAAAAATAATCAATCTTGTTCAGATTCTGAATCAATTATTTCACAAACTAATTCAATTATTAATGTGAAACCATTTGTACCATCAACTAAAGTATCCGTACAAACAAATTTACCAGTACAACCTCTTAAAGAATTTATTGAAAATAAAAGAAATAGTCCAAATTCTAAACCTCCATTAAAACCAGTTAATCAAAAATCTAAATTTGATGATAATTTACCTTCATTTCAAAATGAGAATAAAAGAATTAATAATGGTATTAATGAAAATTGGAGAAAGTTAGGTAATCGTAATATAGTTAAGCCAATTCCTATTAAAAACGATACCAAAATAGAAATCGAAATCGAACAGTTAACAAAAAAACTGGAAGCTGAAGAGTTAAAACAAAAACAGGAAGCTGAAGAGTTAAAACAAAAACAGGAAGCTGAAGAGTTAAAACAAAAACAGGAAGCTGATTATCTAAGACAAAAACAGGAAGCTGATTATCTAAGACAAAAACAGGAAGCTGATTATCTAAGACAAAAACAGGAAGCTGATTATCTAAGACAAAAACAGGAATCAGAACTCTTGAAATATCAGGAAGCTGAACTATTAAAACAAAAATGGGAAGCTGAGCAACTAAGACTAAGAATACAAACTGAAGAATTAAAAGAATTTAAAAGAAATGAGGAATTAATACGTCAAAAACAAATCATAGATTTAATATGGCAGAAAGATGCAATATTGCAAGAACAAATTAAACAAGAGCAGATGAAACAAGAACAAATAAGACTTGAAGAAATGAGAAAAGAACAACTAAGACTAGAAGAAATCAGACAACAACAAGAACAAATGAGACAATATGAAGAACATAATGCTATTCTAGCTAAATATCAATTAAATATTGAACAATTAAATGAATTAACATATAGTTTATCTTTACCCTCTATTCAAACATTAATTGACGTTGGTAATAATGATATGAATTATATGGTTTCACTTGTTGAAGGAAAGAAATTTGATAGTCTATCATCTGAAAAAGTAAATGTGATTATTCATTATTTAATTAATATTTTTAAAAGCGGTGGTTTAGATAAATCAATACTTGGTCAAAAACAAATATTAATTCAATCACATAAAAGATATCAAGCACCTCATAAAAGATATCAAGCACCTCATCAAAGATACCAACAACCTGTACAAGGATATCAACAACCTGTTCAAGGATATCAACAATCTGTACAAGGATATCAACAATCTGTACAAGGATATCAACAATCTGTACAAGGATATCAACAACTAGCAGGGAAAATAATGACTCTATCTGAAATTGAGTCAGTTTTAAGCAAAAGCACATAATATATGATTTCTTTTATAAAAAAAAAATTGAAAAAAGAACTGCTTGATTGTTTCTTAATAATTAATCCTTTAATGATTTCAACCAACGACATTGAGACTAATACCCGGGGAGCAAACCCCATCAACAATATGCCAGGTGTTCAGGACACCAGGGGAGTAAACCCCACAAATCACCTTATGACGTCTAATCTAGCCGTTTCTAATATTTCTAAGAACCTGAACCTTACATCGACCCCTTTGGGGTCTGACAACACTGCGGCGGCAGTGGAGTCGAACACTGACGCGGGTTTCACCCGTGTCGTGCCAATGGCCGAGGTCAGGGCGACCAAGGCGGCCGAGAAGGCAAAGAAGGCGGCGGTGGCGAAGGAGAAGGTCAAGGCGGACCCCGTGCCCCAGCGGCGGCCGAGCGTGGCCACCGTGACGACCACGGGGTCCGGCAAGACCTCCTCCACTGTCCACAAGGCGGCGATTGTGGCCTTCAGCCAGGCGTTCATCCAGTCCCTCCTGCCCCCCACTTCGGCCCCGGCGGCAAAGAAGGGCAAGGCGGCCATCAAGGTGTGGACGGTGGACGACATCAATGCGACCCTCGAGTCCACCATCGGGTGGAAGGGGGAGCGTGTGAAGAGCCTGGACATCACCAACGACGAGCACGACCAGGACGGCGTCAAGCTCTCCAAGACACGGCTCATCGAGGGGACCTTCTTCCTGCCTGCCCTTTACCGGGCGTACAAGGAGGTCTTCGGCGTGGACAAGGTGGCCGTGTCTCACAAGGTGGTCACCACGGAGGGCGGCAAGAAGTTCCTCAACATCTTCGTCAAGCCCTGGGTGTCCAAGCCCAAGGTTGCCTCCACTGAGGTCAAGACGGAGGTCAAGACGGAGCCCGAGTCTGCCATCACGACGAGCTCCAACTTCCCTAGCCTCGGCGAGCAGCCCAAGCCCAAGGTGAAGGCGACCAAGCCCGAGCCCAAGGTGCAGGCGGCCAAGCCCGAGCCCAAGGTGGAGGCGGCCAAGCCCGAGCCCAAGGTGCAGGTGCCCAAGCCCGAGCCCAAGGTGCAGGTGCCCAAGCCCGAGCCCAAGGTGGAGCTCACTGCTCTCGAGGCGGCCAAGCTGGCTCTCCAGGCAGCTCAGGAGGCGGTGGCGAAGGCTGAGGCGGTGGCGAAGGCGGAGGTGGTCAAGCCCAAGGCGGAGGTGGTCAAGCCCAAGGCGGAGGAGGTCAAGCCCAAGGCGGACAAGTCTGACTTCAAGAAGGTGCTCGAGGCCTACAGCAAGTCCTTCGTCCAGTCGATGCTGCCTCCCCTCAAGCCAAAGGGACCCAAGGGGATGACCCGTGAGCAGATTGCGGAGAAGCTCAAGGACTCGTCGTGGAAGGGCTTCGGTGTTGCCAGCAAGGATGTCACGGAGGACGAGCACGTGCAGGACGGGTTTACACTCTCCAAGGCACAGCTCTACAACGGCGACTTCTTCAAGTCCGGTCTCCAGAAGGCGTACAAGGAGCTGTTCGGCAAGGACACGGTCAATGTCTACCACGAGGTGGTCGAGTCCAACGGCAAGAAGTTCCTCAACGTCAAGGTGAAGCCGTGGGTCAAGCACGTGAAGGCGACGGCCCCAGTGTCTGAGCCCAAGGTGGAGGCCGAGGCCGAGGCCGATGGCGAGGACGAGGGCGAGGACGAGGACGAGCTCGACGAGGAGCAGCTCAGCGTGCAGGCTGCCATCCTTGCTAAGGCCGAGCAGCAGCTCAGCCAGCAGCAGGCCGTCGAGACCACCTACACTCTTCCCAGTGTCACCCCCGAGATGATGCAGGCGATGCAGACGATGCTCTCTCAGGTGCCCCATGAGATGATGCAGGCGATGCTCTCTCAGGCGGCGGCTATCCACAATGCGACCCCCAAGCAGGTGGTGGAGCAGGTGGACCAGCAGGTGGATACGGACGTTGAGGCAGACTCCAAGCCCCCTACTCGTGCCCAGACCCCAGAGCCTACTCCTTCCAA